GCACAATCTTAATCTTGCCTGTTATCATCTCAATCTCGGATGCTAGAAAACGTAACGTGCGCCAGATCTCATGCTCAGTCCAGCGTGCCAACAAGCCGTTGACACACTTATAGAGCATGGCTTCGTAAGCTTTTGAGCTTACCTTCGCCGGACCATTTCTAGGTTGAAATGGTCGTACATCCACCCCGTGATAGTAATCACCACCACAGGATTCCCTGAAGTTGCCTTCGTGAAAGGTCTTATCAAGATTAATCACGAAACCAACACTCTTGAAGAAACTGACCACTTGGTCGTGCATACGTGTGGAATAAACCATATCGTCGCCATAAACCGAGATCAGCCTCTTATCGTTGCGGTGAAACATAGTCGCTTCGACAGCTTTCAAGAGAGCCAGGAAAACCAACGTCTGCAAAGGAAAAGTATACCCAATGCCCATTGTACAGAAAGTTTTACTCTCTACAATGGTACCATCAGGCAGAGCCACGTTTGCAATTCGCGACTGGCTCAAAATCGAGTACCAATCAGGAGGAAACAAACGACGGACCAATGCATCGGTAATAGAATCCGATGCAGAAGACAGATCAGCAGTAACGTACAAACCATGTACGGACCCCTGACTGGCATAATATCTATGAGTTTGTTGTAAACTCTTGATATCGTAGCCATTCCTTTTTAAGCGTTTGCGTAACATCTCGCCTAAACCGAAGCTCATATAAGAGCCAATGGTTGTATTAGGCATAATTGCACGCAATGACTTAAACGTTTTCGGGACTAGCGTCAGCGTTAGCGAATCTACTACTTGGTAGGTGGCCGGTGCTTTACAACCAGCACTTTCTTTTTGCTCACGCCAATACTCTTGGACGCAGGCAACTTCGCTCATTTCTGAGTCGAACCAAGTAATTTGATTCTGAGAACCGGAAAGGGGCAATTCCCATCGCGCGGCTAAACTAGCCTTTCGCGCAGGCACCCCGATCGAAGCTCCACTTCCAAATCTGCAGAGGTTGCGATGTTCTTCATCGCTGTACTCACCCACCACGTGGGCAACGTAACGAGCCGCCAGTTCCAAAGTTAAGCTGTCTAATTCAGACAGTTGGCTAAGGTCCTGATCGGCAAGCCGATTCTGAGTGTCAAGGAAGCTAGTAATAGCTAATCCTCTTAACTCGTCGTCGCTATAGATATCATCCTGATATCTGTACCTCTTCGAAACCGACTGTAGCTGGTACGAGGCCTTAAATTCGGCTATCGATCCTTCACAAATCAGCGCAGATGACTCTCGACGGATACCCTTGATATCTCCACGACGTAATTCAGTCTGGAGTTTATCTGCAAAACAAGGGTCCGAAAGATTGTCTTGGAAATCCCTAACAAGAGTTAATGACACATTTGTCATCAACTTATCGACCGATTTTGTTTCGTCGGTCATGGCAGTACTGCGCATCCTTTTCACGTTACCTCCTATGGTTCTGTTAGAGGTAGCTTCAGGTTGTCACGAAAGACTTCCTGTAGCCCAGAAAGCATCCGTATCAGCGTCCACTAACATTTGAGCACCGAGTTTATTCAACTCGATGGCATCTGCTGCGGCCAGAGACGGATGCACTTCACGCTCGATACGGATAGTGTTGAAAACAACACGTCCGTCCGTAAGAACGATCGGCTTCGATAAGCTAATCGACTTCTTATCCTTCGAGTACGTTGCAGTCTTCGGATCAAGTGTTGGCGGTCTGTATTTCGCCGTAACCTGACGCCGTGTTTGATAATCGGCATCTGCCGGAATTATCAAATGAAGACCGTTCTGAATCGTGACGCCATCTTCGGCGAACACAAGGGCAGTACCACCACTAGGGGTTACTGTGGCAGCTGTGAGTAGAGACATACTTTTCAGTCCCATGGTTATTCTCCTTTTACATCACCTAATGTCGGAAACTACGAAGACCCTGGATGACTTTTCCAGAGCTAAGAGCAACCGCATCGGTCCATTGTTTCATTGACAGAGGTTTTACCGTCAATGAGGGTGTTAATGACAGAGTGGGATTCACGTACCGGTTGAGGGTGGTAGTCTTTACTGATCTACTCCCGACCGATCCGGTGAACAATGTCCCACTGATAACCCTCTGAATCGTTCCACCATGAATTTCTTCAATGGTTTCTCTCACATCGGATTGCCAGCTGCTCAAGACAGTAATGTCTGAGCGAGGCGTTAAAGCCTCGAGCCACGGTCCTACATTTGAAAACCAATCGACAACGAACGAGTACGGCATGATCTCCCATAGAGTCGCTGGTATAGCCCGGGCAGTCAACCCGAGCGCCTGCGATACTTCACCTCCTATACTAGAAGGCAAAGTCCTATAGAGAACACCCGCGTGGCTAGAAAACTTATCTGCGCCACCCCCCGTTCCGAAGGCACGGAAAACTCCGCCGCCTCCCACTTGCATGTCGTACGACCCTGTACCAATCCTGGTAACGGTCGACGACCCACGTGCTACACGGAATCCTCCATTGGAACGGTTAACAATGTTATTACATTGTTTCATAATTTCTATGCCGTCCATCAACAAAGGCTTCCAACCGTAACGAAACTCAAGCCATGCTTGCGCATTAACCTGAACACCCGTTAAACGGTCGATGTTTCTTTTAAATCGCTTTCCCTTGAAGTCCATCATTTGGCCTATCAAAGAGATTGCCGATTTAAAAGGGTGCCTGAGCATTGAAACTGTTTTCGATAAATCGCTAACAATCTCACCGCCCATTACGGGGGATGCGTTCATCGCAGCATAGGCTCTTACGAGCGCTAAATCGCGACAACGTTGCTGGTCCGAACCGGATACAGCTCCCGCGTGATCCACCGCAACCATGCTAGCAATGTTTCCTGAAACAGTTTCGCTACCCCATGTGGGGCTTGCGCCTGCCCAGTAACCACCGCTAGCTTTGTACTCCTTCGAAGTGATTGTAGCCGGACTCATAATAATAGCGCCGCTTCTTCGCAACTTGCGATAGCCGGGCGTTACTACATCTGAGATCGACTTGTACGAACCAACTAAACCGAGACTAATAATATGTTCCGGTTCTTGTACACCTTTATCATCCCAATAGATGAGGGTGCAGTTGGATGGTACAGTTTGGTCACTTTCTCTGAAGCGTTGCATAGGGCACCTCCGTGTAGTTTGCCTGTCTTGGTAGACAGGTTGTAGCAGTCCCCCTTAG